CCTTCGTTATTTGCGGGGTGTCCCCCTGCTGTTCATCCGGTCGACGCCGGAATTGTCTTACCATAGTCATCGCCGCACTCCTTATGTGGGGGTGACCCCGTTAATAGTTGTGGTCTGATTTCTGAAAAACGCTCCGTTGCCGCGACGATTATCGCTGTTGTAACCGAGGATATCTGGCTGATGATCCGATCGATCCCGCGATACACTTGCGACCAACTGCTGCATGAAATTCTGCCAGTGCAGTCCCACTTCGTCGTTGACGTGTTGCTCAGCATAAGCGAGGCACGAAGCAAGCAGGGTCTCGCCGTGAGCCATGCCGCCGAGCGGGAATTCGTTCGTGTCCGTGAGTTCGTTCTGCTGGACCTTAAACCGAAGGTTCAGCGTGTGGTCCTCGTCAGGCGTCCTCCAGAGCATCAGGTCCCATCGCTGCGGAGTAAGTCCGGTTGTCGGCAATGCCAATAGTGCACCGACTGACGGCCGTATGGAACTGAAGTCTTGCAGTGGTCGTTGCCTCAGGCTGTTGATATTCCCAACACCGGTGATTTCGATGTTGTGATTCAGGTGGTCCTCGTCAGCGTACTGGAGCGGCCCATGCAGCCCACCGTACTGATCCGGGAGACGATAGTTGCCATCGGCGGCTATTGTGAATCCATCAATCTTAAACGTATCGTTGGACGCTTCTCCGCTGGCATCTCCAGTTAAAGTCACGACTGTTCCGCTCGTGAAGCCAGCGATGACGAATTCATTGCCTGAAGCGTCAAATCGGAGGGTTCCTCCAACCATCGCCGAAGTGAACACATTATCAGCGGTCAGCGTCGAGACACCTGACACTACAGTAGCCTGGCCAACTGCTGTCCCTGTGACGATCTCGGCACTGGCGTCTGATGCGACGGTGATTATCGTGCTGGATGTGAAGGCGGTGATCTCGTAAGACGTACCTGTTGCATCTCCAACGATACTATGGCCGATCATCGACGGAAAGAACGACGCCGACGCCGCCGTGATCGTCGTGTTTCCAGCGCCAGTCACAGTCATCGACGTAGACGCAACATCCGTCCACACCACGAAATCCTCCATAGCCGTCAGGAACGACCACTCATGGCTGGTCGGCTCGCCCGGAAGGATCGGCGGGCGCAGGAACTGGCGATAACCACCTCGCAGTGCAGCAAGGATGTTCGCTGCCTGCGTGGTGTCCCAGTCGCCGCTTGTGCGTCCGTATCCCAGGTCATACCCGATCTCCTGTCGGAGTTCGGTATACGTCATAGATAGTGAGCTTTCAGCCATGATTCACCTACTCTGTCTTCTGGTCACTTTTGTCGGCCGGAACAATCAACCGCAAATCACCCTTCGTAAACTGCACGGGCTTCGGCGTGCCGGCCGGACTCACATTGATTATCTTCCGGCCGCGATCAGCATTCTCGATGAACGATCCTTCCTTCCACTCCCCGCTTCGCATGAAGGCTACGGGATCGCCGGCCGAGACTTTCTCCCATTCGACTTCCGTTCCGCTGATGCGTTTGGTCTCTGGCTCCTCTTTCGGCTTGGCGTCAGAGCCGGCCGCAGACACAGCGTCGGGGGCCTTCGCCCGGCGAGGCTTGAACGTCACCGTCCCGTCCTCAGCGACCGTGATCTTGAGTGCGGACTTTGCAATCGCAATGTAGTCGAAGGGGGTTATCGGGCGATGCTGCCGATTGATCGGGCGGGATAGCCTTACCCAATCTTCATGCTCGTCAAGCAACTCTTGCGGGAGAGTTTCTGTGCGGAGCAGAGATTGGTATTCGTCCTTGGTTCTTTCGTCCATTGTTCTGTTCGTTTCCGTTTCATTGGATTTGGATTGAAATAGTTAGGAGAGGCGGCGACCTGAAACGAAAACACCCCAAGCCGCCGCCCTACTCCCTGATTCATCAGCAGAAGAGCTGAGCACCCCTCCACCATTCCATGGTCGAATTTCCGGGCGTCGATCCGGTTGCATTCAGTACGGCGAAGACCGGACCCATCGCAATATCAGCCGGGAAGTCCGTGCCGGTCGCGTCCGGCACCGTGAACCGCGTAGCCGACTCGACACCATCCACGAAGAACGACAACTGGTATCGGTTGTTGGTCTCATGTCGGTTCGTCACCTTGAAGCCGAGCTTGATGTAGGTCGCGGCAACGAGCGTGGCGATCTCCTCTTCGACCGTCACTTGCGTAACGCCGTCAGCCTTGTAGATCGAATCGACCGTATCGCCATCAGCTTCCAGGTTGTGGAAACCAACGAGATTCTCATCGGCAATCGTTCCGTCGGCAGCGATCGGGACCGTTGCGCTAAGCGTCAGCGAATTGGCCAAGCCAAGGAAGAAACCATGCTTCGTGTCAGCAATGGTCGACTTCTTAATCCTTGCCTCAAACCAAAAATCACCGCCGTCCTGGGTGAGAACGAAGGACGTAGCCAAGCTCATAAGGCTGGCACCTTCATTGTCGCCGTCGCTGCTAAACGTGAGTGCTCCACCGAGTTCAGCGGCATCCACGACAGAACCGCCCGTGTCAGCAAAGCCCTTGTACAGGCGAGTTCCGGCTTCAGCACCGGCAGCCACAGTGGACCCCAGCGTAAAGTCATCCCAGAACGACTGACCTTTATTCGGGTCGTCTTGAATGTCACTCCAAGGACAATCGGCCCAGAGATTGATGCTCGGACCTCGATCATCATTGATGGTCCGAAGTCCTACTTTATTCCTACTCATAGCATTTTCCTCCAACAGGAAGTTCTTTTTTTGAAACTCAACTCAACAACGAAACCAGGATCAAGTCGCCGTCACGAAGACAGCCTGATGCCGTCGCTGCGTGAACAGCAAGTTCCAGGTCGTGTCGATGAACGTGTTGATGACGTTGTGCTGGTCAGCACTCTTGCCTCGCTCTTCGTGCAGGTAATCGCCCTTCAGGAAGAACGGCTCAACGTAACCCCAATCCAGCATGTAGACCGGATTCGTCGGGCTCGTGGTGTCGTCCAGCGACGGCACGTAAACGATCGGGTTCCGCTTGAACGAGGTCATGCCATCGAACGGAGCGAGATCCTTGCCGAGGTTGTCGTTCTGCTCCTCGGCCAGAGTCTCCCATTGCTTGATGGTCGTCTCGTTCATGTAGATCCTGTATCGCTCACCAGCGCCACCGCCTCGACGATAGTCACTGATCGAGATCGGGGATTTGAATCCGATCTTTCGGAAGCCCGTTCGCATCTTCGACACGAGATCGCCCTTCGAGACCTGCGCGTACTGAGCGGTGTAGTTCCGCCACTTCGGCTGGGTCGTCGGGTTGATGCCGGCAACCAGCGTGTAGCCACTCGGCGCTCCGCCATTGAAGCCTTCCGTCGCGTTGGCCACGACATAATACTTCAGGTTGAGGATGTCGAGATCGTTGTCCGCGGCGGGCAAGTCACCGAAGAACTGGTCTTCGATAAGCTCGATCAACGAGATCATCGCGTCCGTTCGCCGGACCTTGACGAGATCGACCAGCTTGCGCGGGCTGCGATTCATCAGCATTTCCTGCCGGATGACCGCGTAGCTCGTTTCGGTGTGACGCCACGGAGCGGTCAGGGTCGTCATGACGGACGCGATGTTGACGTTGTCGACGGAAGCCAGTCCGACTTGCCTTGCGGCTCCGGAGTGCTTCGTCATCACGTTTCGTGAGATCGATTCGCCAGCCTGGAATTGGACTCGGTCCTTCTTCCAGATGTGACTCCAAACCTCGTAGGACACCAAGTCCGTAGCGAACTGATTGAACTTGAGTTCGCCAAGCTCAGCTTGGGTCAGCACAAGGATATCAGCAAGTTCATCGGTTGTGATCGATGGCATAGTAATTCACTCCTCTTATCAGTGCCGCAAATAGCTCACTCAGCCAGAGCCGAATTCTTCTTCGACATCATCCTCGTCTTGGTCAAAGCCACGTTCTTTGTACGCGTCGCTGACCGCCCGGACGGCAGATTCCGTTTTCGTGAGCCCCTTGCCTTTACGGCGAGTCGGCTTCGACGTGAAACGCTGCCGCCCATCCCTGGCTTGCTTCGTGAGTCTCTTTGTGGTTTTTTCTTCGGTTGTACTGCCGTGTATCCGGTTGTGGATATTGGCAACGATATCTTCGACCGAACGAGATTGACGCCCCATCTTCTGGTCCACCTCCATGGTGGCCATTACTTCCTGGAGCATATCTTCCCCCGGCCCTTCGCTTGGAGTCGCAACGCTGTCCTTGCCGTAAATATCGGCTGAGTCGAGCGAGGCAATGGCATCATCGACAGACGAGAAAAACGCATTCGCCTGCTGATCTTGGCCTACCTGAGCAAATTGCCCAAGCTGGTTCTGGAGTTCCTGGATCTGATTGTGTTGCTTCGAAAGCACAGAGTTGAACGAGTCTGCGAGGCCGGAAAGAGCTGTCTTCCCCGTCTCATCAAAATCCTCCAGCCCTTCAACTTTAATGGGCTGAAACTTCGCGTCCTCCTCGGCTTGCTTGGCTGTGTCGTCAGCGGCCTGCTGCTCCTCTTGTTGAACAGCTTCGCCTCTGCCTTGGCCAATCCCACGATCCTGGAACAGGATGAACCTCTCCAACTCCTGTGGCGTCTCAATCCCAAAGGCTCTCACCTGGGACTCAGGCATCCCTGCACGACGAAGCAAGTTGTCGGAAAATACCGGCTCCTTGGGTTCGCCTTCTTCCTCACCCTCGCCATCGCCGGCGGAATCATCTCCTGCTCCATCGCCGGCGGAATCGTCTTCTGATTCGTTATCCTGAACGTGGTCGAATTCATCTTCGCTCAGCGCGACATCACTGCCGCCGGCGTTCTCGTCCACTTCGCCGGAACCTGCATCGATTCCAGTGTCTTCAGGTTCTTCTGTATTGTCATAAAATGTCATCGTTCAGTCCTCTTTGAATTTGAGTGTTTCGGTGTTTCAATCCGGTGTCGCGTCAGAATAACCTGCATTCCTATCGTGCATCCCGAGCGACCTTGCGAGCTTGCGCTTGTGGCCAGGGCTCGTGAGGATGGCACTGCCGTTCCTGTCGAATTGCGTGGGGCACCCCGCCGCTACTGACGCTTCGTGAGCCTCTTTGACCTGACTCGGGGCAACGCCCATTGCATCACTCGTCTTTGGCCAATTCCCGGGGCAGGTCGAAGTCTTTGACAGATCGGCCCGCAAGTCTCTGTTCGCAACACGGCCGCCACTGACCTTGATCGATCCAGGGTGCTCCCCCATCGCGTATTCCCGCTCAAAGACTTCTCCGTCTTCCGTGCTGTAGCTGTAGGTCGTCATTACCCTATCGATCTCCCGAGTGATGCCAATTCAGACTGCTGAGCGCCGCCGCCCAATGTCGCATTCTGAAGGATTGACCGATTGCCATCCCGGGTCGCTCCCGGTCGATTGACTCTCTCTACGGTTCGTGTCGTGTTGGCCGGCATCGTTCGCTCATGGCCACCGACCGGTCCTCGCAGGTCTTCAGCGGTTGGAATCGCAAACTGAATGATCTCATTGATCTCATCCATATCCGCGTACTTGCCAACCAACTTCAGGATCGCTTCCATGTCCGGCTGTACGCCCATCTGAGCCGCGGGCAAAATGTATTCCTTGAACACAAACGTCAGCGTCTGGAGCTTGTCGGACGGAGTCTTGTGCTGCATCGAGTACGGAGCGATCTTGAAGTTGTAATCCAGAAACGCGCCCTTGCGATCAGCGGAACTCCAGACGACTTCAACCGGCCCGAGGGGACGAGGCATTTCCTTCGACACCGTGAAAATCGCCAGTTCGGATGGCTCATTATAGACGTGCCACGCAACGTCTGTGATGATGTCGGCCGTGAAGTTCACTGCCTTGGATTGCATGGACCGAATCCTGCCCGAGGCGCTGTCGGAGATCATCTTCTCCTGGCCAACCGTATCGGACTGCGGCCCCAACCCACCAAGCGATTCGAGGTTGCCGGCGTGCTTGCTGAGATTCGCACTGACATCCTGCTGGAACAGTAGATTTCCCGGATCGATTCCACCGAAACGAATTTCCTTCAGGCCAGTAGCCCCATGCTCAACAAGGAATGCTTCGCCGTCAGCCGTGCTGATCGCTCGCTCCCCGTCTTTAATGGCGGCCCCAGGCACTGGCAGTACCGTCTTCTGCCGGTCAGCCTGGTCTCCCAGCTTCACGTAGAGCCGATTGGCAAGCTTATGCAGCGCGATCCACAATGAAGCCGGGGCGAGCGGCATGATGTTGTTTGAAACTTCCTGGAACCCGAACACACGAAACGGCCCATTCTCTGGCCCAGTCTCCTCATTCCATTCCAGCACCCGAAGTGTCTTGAGATCGTCATCGGCTGTCATCGTCACCAATAGCCGCTCAGCCGGAAGCCACATGTCCCAGAGTTCGACCCTGGGCTTGTAGGTGTTGTCGGCGTAGGCTCGGTCCCGTGAGATTCGCTCGATCCCGTCGTTGCTGTTGCGCTGTTCTTCACCGGGCTCTACGGGCTGGAGTGTCGCGACAACACGGGGGTCGTTCCGGGGATCCTCGCGAATTTCATCGATCCGCTGTCCATACCGGTTGCCGGCGAAGTCGATGTCGTCCCACTGCTTCGCCGCCATGTCGAAGATCCAGTCGTCCTGATCGATCGAGCGAACGTACGGCTGCCCGATTTGCAACGACTCGTTCCCCATCTGGACGATCGACTCAGCGGCGACTCCAATCTTTACGATCCCCATCCCGAATAGGGCGTCTCGAATCACGGTCTCCAGGGTCTTCTCAAACCCTATGATCCGCAGAACGTGATTGACGACAAGCTCCAGGTCGGCCGCGTGCGGCTTCAGGGTCTTGTACGGGGTTGTAATAAGGGCCTGCGGTAGTTGCGAGGCAATCGATTGCATGAAGATTGTGGTCGCCAGCTCCATCCAGTTAACGGGCAGCCTGCCGATGCCTTCGGTATCTCGATCGTGATATCCATCGTGGTGGTGACCGTGACCGCCCGGGACCCTGCCGTAGAAAGAACCAGCGTAATTTCGGACGAACTCACCCCGGGCTTCACGGAATGGGCGAAGCTTGTCTAGGGACCAATCCATCGCTTGGCGAAGTCGCTTGCGATCGAATACGTCGTTTGAATCGAATGCTGATGTGACCATTAGTAGTGCAACCTCCGCCTGGCTCGCTGCTGACGTAGTTTTTGGCGATGCCCAAAGCTCCCGACCGGATAGCCGGCGTCCGGTGTTGCCGCCCGCTCGACTCGGACCTCTTGGGATCCTCGCCACGACAGAGCGTCAGCGATCACTCGATCGCCATGATCTTCGCCTATACTGGCTGGATCGACATCATCACCGTGAGCGCGATCATGCTCGATCACTCCGTTCGGTGAGAACTTGTACTGCGCTGCCTCATCCATCGCCTTGACGGACGGGTTCGGGTAAAGCCCTTCGAGGACAGCCTTTCGGTATGCACCGAGCAAAAGCTTCTTCGTGTCTTTCGTTGACGCCCAACCCGGCTTCAGGGACTTCCTCTTGTTTAGTGATAGTTCGTCGCCCCTGTAGTAGAGATTTGGATACCCCTCTTCCATGACGACCTTCAGGAATTGACCGCCTGGCCCGTTTGATTCAGGAATCAAGAGTGCGCCGTTGAAGAAGTGCCCTAGGGCCATTGCGTATTCAGCAAACTTCTCTGGAGACGTGTGTCGGCAGGCGAACTCAGCCACCTTCTCACCCATTGTCTTGTCGAACACGGACAGGGTGGAGTTGCTCGACATCTCACCGCCGATACCCGTGGCGATATCCGCACCAACGCAGTAGGAGTGATTAACCGGAGGCTTCCCATCGATCAACTCCAGCCAGAGCGAGAGCCGACCGGTGGCTTCCCGCTCAAATTCCGCCTCACGGACAGTGGACATGTCGAACTGAAGCTCGCCAATATAGACCGCCTCACGGCAATACTTCGCCTTCATCTTCTGGATCGTCTGGGCGTCAAAGAACGGCCACCCAGTTGACAGGAAGTCAAGATCGAACTCCTGGGCGATTTCTTCCTTGGAGCTCGTTCTCCGTGTCTCATGGTCATAATGGGGCGACCTGACCTTGCATCGCTCCCCGTTCACGAGATAGTCGTACCCGATCGTCAGACAGTCCTCGCCGTCCAGGATGAAGTCGTAATCCTCCGGGAACTCGTAGGTTTTGTCGAGAATGACGAGCTGGCCATTGAACGACGTATAGAGGCCGGCACCCTTGTCAGGATGTCGCCACCACGGAAGAACCAGATTCTTAATGTACGGGTTCTTGAAGATGTCATAGAACTCCTTGCCGGTCCCCATCGTTCCACGGGGAGTGCTGTTGCTGATCCGGCAGCGGGTGGCTTCGCGGGTACCGAGCGAGATGGCGGCCCCGTTGTCCATGAGACCACGTTCGTCCAGGAAGATCGCCGTTCGCTTGTCACCGACCGAGAGATCGCCCGTGGTCGCTTCACCGTCGATCACCGAGCCGTTGTCTTCGTTCTTGAGATGCTTCTTGATTCGGTTGGGGTCGTCGGGGCCTTTTTCGCGGCCGGTCGGCAGGAGCCAGGCCGGCTGGTGCTTGTGAATGAAGTCGAGCCTGAAGTAGAGCGTCTTCGTGTCGCCGGTCTTCTCGACCAGGTCTTCGTTCCGGGAGCAGATCAGGAACGATTGGTAGGGCAGAAAATGCCATGCCCACTCGATAGTGCTGATACACACTTGAGTTCCGCCCATATCTCGACTCTTCGCAACGCACAGATCCTCGACACCGAATGCGTCGGAGATGGCCACCACAGCTTCGTCTTGGTATTCGTGGCTGATGAACAGCCGGACTGGGTGTTTTGCATGATCCTTTGCGTTCAATGCGAATACGAAAGTATTCAGGTAAAAGAGCGGGTCTCGCTTGCAAATCTCTTTGAGCTGGGCTTGGACGTAGGGATTGTTGTTCGCCTTCCTGAGCAACCACAAGCGGAACCTCGCGTTGAGGCGAGGGTTCTTCGGGACCAAATGTTTGTATGGCGTCCGATCGTCGATTGTGGTTGATTGGGTGACCATGCGAGGCCCATATGTAAGGCAGCCAGGATGTGCGCCATAAAAAAAGCAACACAGTGATACAGCACTGTATTGCTTGAGTTATGATTTACGCACGCCCTGGCCGGGGCATCGCTCATCCTGGCTAAATTGTAAAGATCAAAAAAGTGGCAAGGCGCTGGAAGGGCGATGCACGCAAGGCTCTACCGACGGCGCTAGCTTCCGAACGATGATGCGATCATGCGTGCATGCCCCACCGCGCCCGACCACTACTCTACTATCATGTCAAAAAGCAGCCCTGCCGGACTCGAACCGGGGTCGCCCTCGTATAAGACGAGAGAGTTTTGCCTGTTAAACTATCGGGCTATCGGATTGTAAAGATCAGCGTCTATCAAAAAAACAGATTCCATTTATCCGGGATAAACGGAACGCCCTCTGCGGTGTCTCTCAACCGTATTCTGAGGGTAGCTTTGCCGTCCTCGATTTTTCCGAGGATGTGGTCGAGGCACATGGCGTCATTCTCGATTGGCACTTCAAGAGTGACTTCATCATCCGTCTGCTCGACGATCCGCCAGGGGCCGGCGGGGGGATCAAGCTCTTGCTCAATCGTTCGGTGATTTGGTTGGTATGCTGGGTACGGCCCGCTCGAATCAGCGATGTACAGTGTACCCTTCCCCTTCGCAAACAACGTCATCGGCGCGGCAAGCAACCCAACTGCAAAAGCTATGAATCTTCGACGTTTCATGAGTGTCTCCTGTTTTTGTGGGAGCAGGCCACGGGAATTTAACCCGGTTCCCTTAATCTGTTCGTCGCGGCGTGGGTTGTGCCCTTCGACCAACCATTAGGCATCACGTAATCCGCTTTCGTTCCCGTTTCCAGGGCGATTATTCAGGCGAGTATTCTTTCAACTCCGACCCACATAATTTCATAGCTATTTCTTCTTCGATCGCCCAGCCGCTTTCAGCTTGGTAGCGGCCTTGGCGACTTTCTTCTGGGCGGACTTCGTGGCCGGCTTCGCTCGGCCCGTACCTTTATATCCTACTCCCTTGGGCATGACTGTCTCCTTATCAAAAGTGGACGGAACGGGAGTCGAACCCGTGGACCCCACCACACGCGACATGGCTAGGGTCTCCGCTCGTAACGGCGGTCGCGCCACCATACTCTCGGATGCTTTAAGCCTCTCAGCCATCCGCCCTTAAAGTCTCCCGCACCCGGAGTCGAACCGGGATCCTGGAGTGCCTCGCAACTGGCGGCTGTGGACGCCTGCGATTCATCCGCGGGATCCTGTGCTTCAAAGTGGCCGAGACTGGACTTGCACCAGCGATCTTTTGGTTATGGGCCAAACGGGATGCTTCTTCCCTACTCGGCAATAATGAGCCAATGGCGGGAGTTCCACCCGCTCCTTCCCCGATACAGCCACCGGCCTTACGGCATCGGTGACGTACCCAGGGCTGTGCAGTACCTTACACCACGTCTGGCATAATACATCTACTTCACGAATTATTACCAGATCCCCTACTCTTGTCAAGTTTGATCGGGGGTTGCTTGTTCACCTTACGCCACAAATGCCTCATCATCTCTGCGTCTTTGGCGATCTGCTCCTCGGATAAATGATACTCATACGTGTAATTCCGCCACGTTGGGTGTTCGTCCATTCTCGGGACCATAACCACCTCTTGCCCCTTGAAGTAGACCTTATCGCTGCCCCGTAGGCACTCCAGCGGGGCAGCCAGGACTCCAGCGATCCCAGCGATGAATGCTCGTCGTTTCATAGGTCCGCTCCTTCCCCTCTCGC